GCTGGGCGGAGGTGGCGGGCCGACGACCTTCTTCGCGGAAGGTGGCGTGATCAACACCCCGCATTTCTTCCCCATGGGGCGCGGCCTCGGCGTCGCCGGCGAGCGCGGCGCGGAGGCCATCCTGCCGCTCTCGCGTGGGCCGGATGGAAGGCTCGGCGTGGCGACAGGCGCAGGCGGGAACGGGCCGGTTCGCATCGTGATGAACATCTCCACGCCGGATGCGGAGAGCTTCCGCCGATCCGAGGCGCAGGTCAGCGCGAGCCTCGCGCGCGCCGTGGCGCGCGGCCAGCGTTCGTTGTGAGGAGAGGGCAATGGCCGGATTTCATGAAGTGCGATTCCCCGTCGAGGTCGCGCTCGGCGCGCGCGGCGGGCCGGAGCGGCGCACGGAAATCGTGACGCTGGCAAGCGGCCGGGAAGAACGCAATGCGCGCTGGGCGCTCTCGCGCCGGAAATATGATGCAGGCTATGGCGTGCGCTCCATCGAGGGGCTTTCGGCCATCGTCGCGTTCTTCGAGGAGCGGCGGGGGAGGCTTTACGGCTTTCGCTTCCGCGACCGGCTCGACTGGACCTCCGCGCCGAAGAACGCACCGCCCCTGCCGAACGACCAGCCGCTCGGTACGGGAAACGGGACGCGGGCGGCCTTCCCGCTCATCAAGCGCTACGGCGCGGTGCATTCGCCTTATGAGCGCCCGATCGCGAAACCGGTCGAGGGCAGCGTCCGCGTGGCGGTGAACGGCGCGGAGCGTGTCGCAGGAACGCATTTCGATTGTGACGCGACAACCGGAATCGTGACCTTTCGCGCCGGGCATATCCCGCCGGCAGGGGCCTCCGTGACGGCGGGATTCGTGTTCGATGTGCCAGTGCGTTTCGACACGGATTTTCTCGAGGTCGATCTGTCGGCCTTCGAGGCCGGGGCCATTCCCAGTATTCCGCTCATCGAAATCCGGATTTGAGCCATGAGATCGCTTCCCCCGACCATCGCCCTGGCGCTCGCCTCCGGGGCAACCACGCATTGCCAATGCTGGCTCCTGACGCGCAGGGATGGCGTGGCTTTGGGCTTCACCGACCATGACCGCGCGCTGAGGATCGGCATGCAGGTCTTCGAGGCTGCAAGCGGCATCGAGGCATCCGCCGTCGAGAGCGAGACGGGGCTTGCCGCCGCGAATGGCGAGATCACCGGCGCGCTCTCGAGCGCGCGCGTGACCGCAGAGGATATCGAGGCCGGACGCTATGATGGCGCGCAGCTGCGCCGCTGGCTGGTGGATTGGAGCGCCCCGGCGCTCGATTGCCTCATCGATGCCGTGACCATCGGCGAGATTCGCCGGAAGGATGGTGCCTTCATCGCCGAGACACGCAATGCGCTGCATGCGCTCGACCTCGAAAAGGGGCGGCTCTACAGCTCGGCCTGTTCGGCCGAACTGGGTGATGCGGATTGCGGGGTGGATCTCAACGACCCGGCCTGGCGCATCGCGGCGAATGTGGTGACAACAGATGGCCGGCATCGCATCAGTGCCCCGCCATTTGCCACGCCAACCGCAGGGCTTTTCGCGCGCGGGCGGTTGATGGTGCTGACCGGCGCGAATGCCGGGCTCTCTCGGCCGATCCGGGTCCATGAAGGGGAGACGATCACCCTCTGGGAGGGCTTGCCGGCTGATCTTCTCCCCGGCGATTCCGTGGTTGCGATCGCGGGCTGCGACAAGCGCTTCGCCACCTGCCGCGACCGTTTTGCCAATGCACTGAATTTTCGCGGATTTCCGCTGATTCCTTCGCCGGAATTCGCCTTTGTCTATGCCCAGCCGGGCGAGGGGCGGCATCTCGGTCGCCCCCTCGTGCAATTGTGAGGTTTCCATGCCGCGAATGAGCAAGGCCGAGCGCGAGGAAGCCGCGCGCCGAGAGGAAATCGTGCGCCTCGCGCGGGAATGGATCGGCACGCCCTACCAGCATCAGGCCTCGTTGAAGGGCGTGGGCGCGGATTGCCTCGGTTTCCTGCGCGGGGTGTGGCGTGAGGCGGTGGGCGAGGAGCCCGAAGCCATTCCAGCCTACTCGCCCGCCTGGGCGGAGCTGGGTGCGCCCGATCAGCTTATCGTCGGGGCCTTCCGGCATCTTCTGCCGCGCCCGATGGATGCGGAAATCCGCCCCGGCACCGTGCTGATCTTCCGCTGGCGCGCGCATCTGCCGGCGAAACATTGCGCCATCGCGACTGGCCCCGAAACCTTCGTGCATGCGCATGACGGGGCTTCGGTCGCCGAAGTGGCGCTTCTGCCGATCTGGCGGCGGAAACTGGCGGGACTCTTTGATTTTCCGGCCCGGAGGGAATGATGGCGACCATCGCATTCGAATTGCTGGGCTCGACCTTGGGACAGAGCCTCGGAGGCACTTTTGGCGCCGCATTCGGCAAGACCGCCGGGGCGCTCGCGGGCGGGCTGATCGATCGCGCCTTTCTGGGGCAGGGTGCGCGACGTGTGCAGCAAGGCCCGCGCCTGACCGATCTCGACGGGATTTCCGCAAGCGAGGGCGCGCCGATCCCGCGCATCTACGGCCGTGTGCGGCTGGGCGGGCAGGTGATCTGGGCGACGGAATTCGAAGAGCAGCAGGTCGTCGAAAAGAGCGGTGGCGTGGGTGGCAAGTCTGCCATTGGCGCTCGACAGAAGAGCATTCGTTATGTCTATTCGGCGAATGTCGCGATTGGCCTTTGCGAGGGGCCGGTTGCCTTCGTGCGGCGCATCTGGGCTGACGGGAAGGCGGTGGATCTCTCGGCGATCACCTATCGCATCTATCGCGGCGAGGCCAACCAGCCCGCCGACCCGCTGATTGTGGCGAAGCAGGGAACGGGGCAGGTGCCCGCGTTCCGTGGGCTCGCCTATATCGTGTTCGAACGCTTTCCACTGGCGGATTACGGCAATCGCCTGCCGCAGTTCTCGTTCGAGATCGTGCGGCCGATGCCCGGTTTGCCGGATCGGCTGAAGGCGGTGAACATCTTCCCCGGCTCGACCGAATTCGGTTATGCCACGGAAGAGGTGCGCGAGGATTTCGGCTATGGCACCTCGCGCACGCTCAACCGCTCGCAATGGACGCGCGGCACCGATTGGGAGCAATCCATCGACGATCTGCAGGCGCTCTGCCCCAATCTCGAACGTGCGACGCTGATCTGCGCGTGGTTCGGGGACGATCTGCGCGTGGGCAACTGCACGATTACGCCCCGCGTGGAGAAGAAGGGCAAGATCACCACTGGCCAGAGCTGGCAGGTTTGCGGGTTGACGCGCGAGACCGCTCAGGCGGTTTCCGCTTCGGAGGGGCGGCCCAATTACGGCGGCACGCCTTCGGATCTTTCGATCATCCAGGCGATCCGGGATCTGAAGGCGCGCGGGCTGAAGGTCGCGCTCCACCCCTTCATTCTGATGGATATTCCGCCCGGCAATGGCAGGCCCGATCCATATTCCAATGCAGCAGACCAGCCGGCCTTTCCCTGGCGGGGGCGGATGACCTGCCACCCCGCGCCGGAAAAGCCCGGAAGCCCTGCCGGGACGACCGGCGTGAATGCCGGGATTGCGAACTTCATTGGATCGGCGCAGGCCAGCCATTTCGTGCTTTCCGGGGACACCGTGCTCTATGCCGGACCTGCGGAATGGAGCTTCCGGCGGATGGTGCTGCATCACGCCATGCTCGCGAAGGCGGCCGGCGGGGTCGATACGTTCTTCATCGCTTCCGAGCTTGTCGGCCTCACCCATCTCTCTGCAGGCGGCGGAAGCTACCCCATGGTCGCGGCGCTCACGGGGCTTCTCGGAGAATTGCGTGGGATCCTCGGCCCCTCCACGTGCATCACCTATGCCGCCGACTGGACCGAATATGGCGCGCATGTGCGGGGCGGCGGGCAGGAGGTGCGCTTTCCGCTCGATCCCTTCTGGAGCCATCCGGAAGTCGGCGCGGTCGCGATCGATTTCTACCCTCCGGTGACCGATTGGCGCGAAGAGCCCGCGCATTTCGATGCGAGCCTTGCGGAGACACCCCATGACCCCGCCTATCTGGTCGACCGGATTGGCGCAGGCGAAGGTTTTGACTGGTTTTACGCCGATGCCGGGTCGCGCGCGAACCAGATCCGGACGCCCATCTCCGACGGCGCTTACGGCAAGCCGTGGATCTACCGGCCGAAGGACCTTGTCGGCTGGTGGTCGAACACGCATCGCGAAAGGGTTGGCGGGGTGGAGATCGCGTCCAATACGGGCTGGCAGCCGCGTTCGAAGCCCATCCTGCTGGCTGAAATCGGCTGTGGCGCGGTGGATAAGGGGACCAACCAGCCGAATATCTTTCCCGACCCGAAATCCGTCGAGAACGGGTTGCCCTACTTCTCCCGCGGCCATCGCGACGACATGATCCAGCGCCGGCTGCTGGAGGCGATGCTCGATCGGTTCGATCCGGCCAGCACCGGACATATTGCCGCGCATAACCCGGTCTCGCCGGTTTATGGCGGGCCGATGGTGATGCCGGATTTCATCGCGCCCTGGGCCTATGACGCACGTCCGTTTCCGGCCTTTCCCGCCATGCGCGACCAATGGGCGGACGGGCAGAATTTTGCGCGCGGTCATTGGCTCAACGGCCGGCTCGAGATTGCGCCGCTTCCCGAATTGATTGCAACGGTGATCGCCGACCACGCGGCGGATCAGGGATCAGTTGCTGCGATCGGCGAGGCAATCGAAGGATTCGTCGTGGACCGCCCCATGACGGCGCGGGCCGTGCTGGAGCCTCTGCTGGACAGCTTTGGCCTCCTTGCTTCGGGCGATGGCGCGGAACTCTCGGTCAAGCCGCGTGCTGCCTTTCCGGTGGCGCTGATCGCGCGGGATGATCTCGTGGCACCGACGGGTCGGAATGGCGCGGAAATTGAAATCGCGCGGCTGGAAGAACGCGACCTGCCCCGCAGCTTCCGGCTGGGCTTCGTCGATCCGGATCGCGATTTCCGCAAGACGATGGTCGAGGCACGTCGCGATGGCAGCGCCGCCCAAAGGGAGGTCAGCGAGGACGTCGCGATGATCCTGCCCAAGGGGCGCGCGCGTCGACTCGCCGAGCAGCGTCTGGCCGAGGCCTGGGCCGCCCGCGAGGTCTTTCGTTTTGCCTTGCCGCCAAGTGCCCGTGCCATCGAGGCGGGCGATCTTGTTGCGATCGAGACCGAGGCGGGGACCAGGCTGGTGCGCCTCACCCGCATCTCCGACCAGCGCGAACGGATCTGCGAGGGTGTATCGCATGATCCGGAAACCATGGGTTTCGCGCCGATCGATGACGATGTGACCGAGCTGCCTGTGACCCCGGCGCTGCCCGGTGCGCCCTATGCCCGGCTCCTCGAATTGCCAATCCTGCGCTCCGAGAGTGCAAGCCCGTTGCATCTGGCCATGCGTGCGGAGCCCTGGCGCGGGCCCTATGCATTGACACGGACGGATCAGGGCGGAACCGTTCTGGGCGAGGCCGTGGCAGCAGCTCGCTTCGGCACCCTGATGACTGCGCTTGCGCCCGGGCCGCTCTGGCGGTGGGATCACGCCTCAAGTTGCGAGATCCTACTCGTATCGGGTGCCCTTGCAAGCGTGGACGAGGCCGCCGTGCTCGCGGGCAACAACGCGCTGGCGCTGATGGGGCCGGATGGCGAGATCGAGATCGTCCTTTTCCGGCAGGCGACGCTTGTCGCCGACCGGCGATACAGGCTCTCGGGTCTGTTGCGCGGGGTGGGCCTTTCGGAGAGGGCGGCCCTGCGCATACTCGCGCCGGGCGCGCAAGCGATCGTCCTGGACGATGCCGTGGTTGATCTCGGCCTTGGCGTCGAGCATGTCGGGCAGAGAGT